TTTGATGTAAGCAAGTTCCGCAAAAGCATCACAAAGGCAGTACCAGGTTTAAGTGTAGGCTTTAATGATCCAGATACTTGGATTAGTACAGGTAACTACACACTAAACAAACTTATCAGCGGGGACTTCTCAAAAGGAGTCCCCCTCGGTAAGGTAACGGTACTTGCTGGTGAAAGTGGTGCGGGTAAATCCTACATTGCGGCAGGTAACATTGTAAAGAATGCACAAGATCAAGGTATCTTTGTTGTTCTTATTGACAGTGAAAACGCACTAGACGAGAAATGGCTACATGCTCTTGAAGTAGATACTAGTGAAGAAAAACTTCTTAAACTTAACATGAGTATGATTGACGATGTTGCTAAAACAGTAAGTGACTTCATGAAAGATTACAAAGCAGAATATGCTGATAAGGATAAAGAAGAACGCCCTAAGGTATTGTTTGTGGTAGATTCATTAGGTATGTTACTCACACCAACAGACGTGGATCAGTTCCAGAAGGGCGATATGAAAGGTGACATGGGTCGTAAGCCTAAAGCACTAACTTCACTTGTTCGTAATACTGTGAATATGTTTGGCGAATACAATGTGGGTATGGTGTGTACCAATCATACATACGCATCGCAAGATATGTTTGACCCAGATGATAAGATTAGTGGCGGACAAGGCTTTATCTATGCAAGTAGCATTGTTATTGCTATGCGTAAACTTAAACTTAAAGTAGATGCAGATGGAAACAAAACAAGTGATGTACATGGTATTCGTGCCGCTTGTAAGGTAATGAAAACTCGTTACGCAAAACCTTTTGAGAGTGTACAAGTTGAAATTCCTTATGAAACAGGTATGAGTCCATACAGCGGACTTGTTGACTTTTTTGAAGCAAAAGGCATTCTAAAGAAAACAGGTAATCGTTTGGAATATGTAAGTCCCGTTACTGGTGAAGTAATTACACAGTTCCGTAAACCATGGAACGCAAACGAAAATAACTGTTTGGATAAAATTATTGAAGAGTTTGATAGTTTGCCGGAAGAAGTACAGGATGCGAATCCTGGAGAAATTGTTGATGTAATCTCACCAGAGGAGGAACTTGCAGATGGTAATGAGTCTTGATGACAGTGATTTAGAGTTCATTTTACAGTTATATGATACTGCCTTTGTACATTTATCTGAAAAGGCAAAGTCAGATTTTGCAGAAGCATTTGTTTACAAACTTGTAGATTATGGTTTTGATGTAAAAGGAAATGCTAAAGAAATAGGCGATCATGATGAACATTTAGATAAAGCAGTTGAAACCGTTTTAGAAGATGACGAAGATGAGCCAGAAGATGATTGGCTTGATTCAGAGTTTGACGACGAATGGGACGACTAAATGAGTCAATGGTACAGAAAAGTAACATCTGATATGAGTGAGATTGTTGGCGCAATCTCACACTTTGAACAACAGTTAGATGAAGCAAGATTGGAGTGTGGTATGAAAGGCAATCTCGAAAGACAGAGCCGTGACATGCCTGGTATCGTCGAGCATCGTTTCAACCAACTCCAGGAAGTGGAGGCTATACTTGAGTACCTAAACACAGAAATGCGTAAATTACGCAGTAAAATTTTCCGGAAATATCTAGAAAGTTATAATAAAGCACTCAGCTCACGTGATGCCGAGAAGTATGTTGATGGAGAAGAAGATGTTGTAGCTCTTCAATATCTCATTAATGACTTCAGTCTAGTGCGTAATAAATTTATAGGTTTAATAAAAGCATTAGAAGCCAAACAATTTCAGATAAACAACATTGTTAAACTGAGAGCGGCAGGTTTAGAAGACATCACTCTTTAAAAGAAACTCCCAGAATTTTTTGTTCTGGGGGTTTTTATCTGTTGACAATATTTAAATGTTGTAGTATATTATACATATGAATTAGGACAGAAGGTAAGGATAAAGAAATGCCTAAGAAACAGACACAATTTCCTAGTAATTACGATGCACTAAAAGTTCTTGGATTATCATTTATGGTATATGATGATCAAGGATTTATCCGTAGCGGTGAAGGTTATACCAAGTATGTAGAAGACGAACCTGTTCAAGTACTAGACAATAAAACTATTGTGACATCAATGATTATACAGGGTATCATGCCTTCTGAAAAATACTTAGTGTTAGCAAAAGAAACCATGGACAAATTCAATGGTAAGTTTATGCTTAAAAAACTTACTGGTGGACTCACTAGTTTTGAAAACAGTGTCAGTAAAGCATTTTCTGAAGAACTAACTAAGTTTAATGTTTCTGTTATTGCTAGTATCCCACATATGAATAAAGTGGATATCAAACGTTTGGAAGTAGAAAATCGTTTAGAATCTGTACGTTTCGATAGTGAATACCTTGGCGAAATGCGTCAGCGTTATGATATTGAAGTAGAAGTGGTGGATGTTAAATTTATACAAAGCAGTGGTGTTTATATGATTACTAGTTTGTATAAAAACAAAGATATTATTAAGTTTTGGTGGAGAGATCAGCCTGATATCAGCGATATCATTGACGGGAAAACTATTAAGATCCGCGGCACAGTCAATAAACACGAGAATAGCAAATATTCAAAAGCAAAAGAAACAATGCTTAATCGTGTAAAAATTATGGAAAGAAGTTAAAAAACACTTGACAGGTAAGGCATCTTGCTATATCATTAAAGAATAAGTTAACAAAAGTAACAGGAGTTACACATGTCACAAGTAGCATTTAAGACTGTCCGCAAAGGTCGTAAAACAAAAGCGGAATCCATCCTAGAAGTTGTTGATACTCCAGAAGTAGAATCAACTGAAACAGATGAACAGATTGTAGAACGCCTGCGTGAGCGTTTTGACATCCTAAACGATATGACACAAATGTCAATTGATGGTGTTGTACGAGGTATGGTTGTTACAGGACCCCCAGGTGTTGGTAAGAGTTTTGGTGTTGAGCAAGTGCTAGAAAAGAATAGCATGTTCGACAAACTAGCAGGTAAAAAATTACGTTTTGGTATTGAAAAAGGCGCCGCCAGTTCTATTGGTTTGTACAAACTGCTGTATAATTATGCCGATCCTGGCAACGTACTAGTGCTAGATGACTGTGATACAGTATTGTATGATGAAACATCACTTAACCTACTCAAGGCGGCACTGGACAGTAGCAAGAAACGTAGGCTGAGCTGGAATACAGATAGTTCGTTGTTGCGACGTGAAGGTATTCCAGACAGTTTTGAGTTTAGAGGTAGTGTAATTTTTATTACTAACCTACGTTTTGATAAGATTCGTGGTAAAATTAAAGACCACTTAGATGCGATCATGTCACGTTGTCACTATTTGGACCTTACAATGGATACTATGCGAGAAAAAATGCTTCGTGTAAAGCAGATTGTAGGCGATGGTATGCTTGAAGATTACAAGTTTACTAAAGCAGAGCAGGATGAGATTGTAGACTTCATGATTACTAATCAAGGACGTCTACGAGAAGTAAGTTTGCGTATGTGTACTAAGATTGCAGACTTGCGTAAAAGTCAGTCAGACCGCTGGGAGCGGATGGCTGAAGTGACATGTATGTTACGAAAGTAACGTACTCCTTTCCCCCCCCCCTGGCCCGGCCGAAGGTCGGGTCTTTTTTATAAATGTATTGACAAATCAACAACTTAGCGTTATTATACTATTATGGCTTGTAAAATTATTTTAAAAGATGAAGTGAATTGTAAGATCGAAGGGCTTGATCTCGAAACTCGTAAAAAGTTAGAGAAAGAATTAAAGTTTTTCATGCCCTATGCTTATCACGTTCCAGCATACAAGTTGGGACGTTGGGATGGTTGTGTTAGTTATTTTACTATAGGCGGTATTACATATACTAATCTTCTTGATAAGTTGTTACCTATCATTATAGCAGAAGGTTATGAAGTAGAAGTAGAAGATTTAAGAGAAGCACATACTTTTCAATTTGATGATGTAGATGAAACATCTTTTCAACATGTAACATGGCCTAAAGGACACCCAATAGAAGGTGATCCAATTACACTTAGAGATTATCAAGTAGAAATTATTAATAAATTTTTAAATACACCTCATTGTTTACAAGAAATTGCCACAGGTGCAGGTAAAACACTTATCACAGCAGCTCTTAGTAGTAAAGTAGAAGCATATGGGCGTAGTATTGTTATTGTTCCTAATAAAGATCTTGTAAGACAAACATATGATGATTATGTAAACTTGGGATTAGATGTTGGTGTTTATTACGGTGATAAAAAAGAAATTGGAAAAACACACACAATTTGTACATGGCAGAGCTTAAATAGTATTAAGAAACAATTCCGTGATGCAAAAAGCGATATGAGTCTTGCAGAGTTTGTTGAGGATGTAGTATGTGTAATAGTAGATGAGGTTCATCAAGCAAAAGCAGACGTCCTTAAGGAATTGTTGACAAAAGATTTTGCACATATACCATTACGTTGGGGACTGACAGGAACTATACCTAAAGCAGATCATGAACAGATTTCATTAAAAGCATGTCTGGGAGAAGTAGTACATAAACTTGCGGCGAGTGAATTACAAGAAGCAGGAGTATTAAGTAACTGTCATGTCAATGTGATGCAATTAGAGGAAACAGTAGAATACAACAACTACCAAAGTGAGCTAACATATTTAACAAGCGATAAGAAACGCATGGAATATATTAGCAAACTTATAGAAAAAATTAGTGAAAGTGGTAATACATTGATACTTGTTGACAGAATTAAAGCAGGAAACATGATTGTTGATAATGTTGCAGGCGCCAGTTTTGTTAGTGGTAGTATGAAGACGACAACGAGAAAAGGGCATTATGACGAAATCAACACAGAAGATAAAAGAGTCTTGGTGGCAACGTATGGCGTGGCGGCTGTCGGGATTAATATACCTCGCATTTTTAACCTTGTACTTCTTGAGCCAGGTAAGTCTTTTGTTCGTGTC